CGCCAAGGGGCGAGCCTCCTACAACGCCGCGAATCCAGGGAAGCCTGGGCTGAAGGCACCACAGCCGGAGGGCGGTCCACGCCGCGACTCTTTTTGCGCCCGTATGAAAGGGATGAAAAAGAAGTTAACGAGCGCAAAGACCGCAAACGATCCGAATTCGAGGATTAACAAATCCTTGAGAGCGTGGAACTGTTGAGATGCCCGCACCGCTTGTAGCCGCCGGAATGTATTTTGGTCTGCCCCGCCTCTTAGGCGGGTTGGCAGAAAAGGCGGCGTTTTCTAGGGCGGAAAATCTTTCGTCGCAGGGCGTTGACCCTTCCAACGATACGTTAATAAACTTGCTTTCTTTGGTCCCTAAGCAATCTGGTCTTGAATCAACGCTTGACTCGCTTAGAACCATAGACTTTTACAGAAACACGCCGTTTTCCGAACCCCAGCCCCTTGAAGAGTCGCCTTCCGGGGCAGTAGTAACGCGAGAACTTCCGTACAACACGGGGGTGGAATTTATTTCCCCGATGGATGACTTCTTGAAGTACGGCGGGCGGGACGACGACTCTGGTTTGTCCCCTCTTGCTCGGTTCATGGAAGACCTTGACCGTGATCAGTCCTACGGCCAAACCGATCAACCGGCTACGGAAGTTCGTTTCGACGATTTAATCAACCCCGATACGGGCGAGTCGTACGTGCTTCACCGCGAGCCAGAAACGCAAACAGTGATGGTGGAAGCCCCTCGACAGCAGCAGGGGGGTGGCTTCGCAGGTGGTGGTCTTGCTGACGTGCTAAGGATGATGTATGCCCAGCACCAGCGGTAAGCAGCACAGGTTCATGGCGGCGGTGGCTAACAACCCCAAGTTCGCCAAGAAGGCAGGAGTCCCACAGTCTGTGGGGGAAGAGTTTGTTCAGGCCGACAAAGGCCGTAAATTTTCTAGTAAGGAGTCCGAAATGAAGGGCATGAAGAAAATGGCTATGGGTGGTGGCGTCATGCAGAAGAATGGCATGACGACTGCCAAGATGGGCGCTGTCAAGACCGCTGCTCCCAGCCGCGATGGCGTTGCTATCAAGGGCAAGACCAAGGGCACGATGATCAAGATGGCCAAGGGTGGCAAGTCTATGGGCGGGAAGTGCTGAAATGGCAACCCGTCCTTATCGCGCAGAAATGGGCGAACCGCCCATGCCGGATGAGGGTCCGACCGAAGTAAAGACCAAGCGTGTCGTTCAGAAGAAGGACACCGCAAAGTCCACGCCGAAGACGGAGTCTCGCACCACGGGCAATGTGTTCCGTGCCGAGATGCTTGAGCGTTTTGGCGGCAAGATGAAGGAGCCTCCTCGGGATCCCGAAGGCGCTCCAATGCGCAAAGGCGGCTACGTTAAGAAGGCTGACGGCTGCGCTCAACGCGGCAAGACTCGCGGGAATATGGTGTAACTATGGCTACTCGTTGGGATCGCGTACCTAACTTGGACGAGGACGTTGTAAGACGTACTTCTGAAGATGTTGGCAAGGTCAAGAAGCGGATGAACGTCGAGTCGTCCGGGCTTAAAGGCGGTGCCAAAGAGTCTGTTAGAGACGCCGGAGGCCGTGCTGCTTCCCGTCTTGGCGCTCGTGCGGGTATTGCCGGTGCTGCTCTGAAGGGTGGTTACGACCTTGGACGCGAGATTGACGAGCGTACTGGTGTTGGCAAGAAGATTGTTGACGCCACCGTAGGCAAAGATATTGACCGTGCAGTTGCCAAGCGTGACAAGGTTGAGCTTACCGAAGATGCCAAAGAGCGCATCCGGCGTGGCGACCTCAAAGAGAAAGCCGACGAAGATTCTCCACGCAAAATGGATCCCGAGCTTGTGCGTATCTTCCAACGCAACCGCAACTACAACGACGGTATACGGGATGAGCGTGAGGGCGTTTTTGCCAAGGGTGGAAAGGCTACGGCTTCCTCCCGTGGCGATGGTATTGCCAAGCGCGGCAAGACTCGCGGCAAGACTCGCGGAAAGGTGTACTGAAATGATGGCAAGTCGCGGAATGGGGGCAATCATGCCCTCTAAGATGCCCAAGGCGAAGACCAAGGCTCGCCGTGACGACACCGACTTTGAGCAGTACGCTGAAGGCGGTGAAGCCAAGTCCAAGGTCAACGAGGCCGGGAACTACACCAAGCCAGGTATGCGCAAGTCTCTCTTTGAGAAGATCAAGGGGCAGGCTACGCAGGGCACTGCGGCTGGTCAGTGGAGTGCGAGAAAAGCACAGCTTCTGGCCAAGCAGTACAAGGCTAAGGGCGGTTCGTACCGTGACTAAGAAGTCGCAACAGTCGCTGAAGGACTGGACCGCTCAGAAATGGAGGACCAAAAGTGGTAAACGATCTTCTGACACGGGTGAAAGGTATCTTCCAGAGGCTGCGATCAAAAGTCTTTCCCCCCAAGAGTACGCCGCCTCAACCCGAGCAAAGCGAGCAGGCAAAGCCTCCGGCAAGCAATTCGTAGCGCAACCCAAAGCCATCGCTAAGAAAACCGCGAGATTTAGATGACTACGACTGGATCCACTTCGTTTGATCTCGACTTCACGGAAATAGCCGAGGAAGCGTGGGAGCGTGCCGGGCGCGAGATGCGTTCTGGTTATGACCTGCGCACCGCACGGCGTTCCATGAACTTGATGACTATCGAGTGGCAGAACCGTGGCATCAACATGTGGACGATTGAGGAGGGGTCGTTTCCTCTGACGGCGGGGCTCAACACTTACGCACTGCCGACTGACACCATCGATCTGATGGAGCATGTAATCCGTACGGGCGCGAACACCACCAACAATCAAGCCGACTTGACCATTACCCGGATCAGTGTTTCTACGTACGCTACGATCCCGAACAAACTGCAACAAGCTCGCCCCATTCAGGTGTGGATTCAGCGGATGAGCGGGCAGGTTAGCCCGGCCAACGCTACTTTGGTGGGCACCATCAATAGCTCCACCACGAACATTACGCTCAGTAGTACTGCTGACCTTCCGGCGACTGGGTTTATTCGCCTGGATAGCGAAGACATCTACTACGGATACATCAACAGCGACAACTCGCTGGGCAATGTGTTCCGTGCGCAGAACGGTACTTTGGCCGCTTCTCACACAAACGGCACCACGGTCTACAACCCAAACCTCCCCGCCATTACGGTCTGGCCGACTCCTGATTCCGGGCAGACGTATACGTTTGTGTATTGGCGACTGCGCCGCGTACAGAATGCCGGTGCTGGCTCTGAGACGGCAGACATGAACTTCCGTTTTCTCCCCTGCTTGACCGCAGGGCTGGCGTACTACATCGCCATGAAGCAGCCGGATTTGGCCGATCGTCTCCCTATGCTCAAGCAGGTATACGACGAACAATTTGATCTGGCCGCAGGCGAAGACCGCGAAAAGGCTGCGGTACGTTTTGTTCCCCGGCAGATGTTTATTGGCGGGGGGTACACCTAAATGGGTAACCGTTTCGCCTCTGGCAAGTTCAGCATCGCTATGTGCGATCGCTGTGGGCAGCAGTTCAAGCTCAAAACCTTGCGCAAGGAAGTCCTCAAGACCAAGATTTACAACCTCTTGGTTTGCGCTGAATGCTGGGATCCAGACCATCCGCAGTTGCAACTGGGTATGTACCCGGTGGATGATCCGCAAGCTGTACGCAACCCGCGCAGGGACAACACTTATGTATCCGCTGGTGTTAACGGGTTACAGCTTGATCCGGCAAGTTCGTTTGCCGGGGTGCCCACCGGTGGTTCCCGTGACATCCAGTGGGGGTGGAATCCTGTTGGTGGCGCACGGGCAGATGATGCGGGGTTGACTCCAAACTACTTGGTGGCAACCACGTCTGTTGGTACAGTAACCATTCAAACGACGTAAGGAGTCGGATATGGATAAGAAAGATCTTGCGCAGGATAAAAAAATGATCGCCGGTGCGGTGCACAAGCACGAGAAGGCTAAGCATCCTGGCAAACCCCTGACGAAACTTGCCAAGGGTGGTAAGACCAACCAGCAGATGCGTGATCTTGGTCGCGGTCTGGCAAAGGTTGCCAACCAGAAGAAGTCTTCGTTCACCTACAAGAGGGGTGGCTGAAATGGCTAAGTTCAGCAAGAAGGTTGGCGGTAAAGAGGTGGGTTCCGCTTCCGTGTACGCTGAGCCGCACACCATGAAGGGCGGTAAGGTTGCTCTTGGCAACGGCACTCAAGCGGAGCCTACGCGGGCTAACCGCGTGAACATGTCTGTTGGCAATATTGACCGTGATGGATACGACCCTGCACCTAAGACTTCAGGCATCAAAATCCGTGGTACCGGTTGCGCGACTAAGGGCACAATGGCGCGGGGCCCGATGGCTTGAGCGTGAGGCGTAGATGAACTACACCGAGTTGAAGACCAACATCGCAGACATCTGCGAAAACTCGTTCACTGAGGACGAGTACGCGCTGTTCACCAAGCAGGCTGAGCAGCGCATCTACAACACGGTTCAACTCGCTAACCTGCGCAAGAACGTCACGGGTACGTTGACGTTGGGCAATAAATATCTTCAGGCTCCGTCCGACTTTTTGTCGGTGTATTCCTTGGCTATTGTTAAGCCGGATGGGGAGTACCTGTACTTGCTCAACAAAGATGTCAACTTTATCCGTGAGGCGTACCCCAACCCCAGCACTACTGGCGTGCCCAAGCACTACGCCATTTTTGGCCCTCGTTCAGATGACGTGAATGAGTTGACTTTCATTCTCGGTCCGACCCCCAATGCGGCGCTGACGGCTGAACTGCATTATTACTACTATCCAGTGTCGATGGCGGACACGGTGTTGAACCCGACCGGCACCACGTGGCTTGGTGATAACTTTGACTCCGTTCTGCTCAACGCTGCTCTGGTTGAAGCCATTCGATTCATGAAGGGCGAGCCTGACTTGGTTCAGTTCTACGAGCGTATGTACACGCAGTCGATCGCACTGCTCAAGAATCTGGGTGACGGTAAGCAGCGTATGGATGCATACCGTGATGGTCAAGTACGGTTGGCGGTTAACTGATGAGCATCGTTCAAACGCAGACCACCTCCTTCAAGAAGGAGTTGTACCAGGGCATCCACGATCTCACGACGGATGTCCTGAAGATTGCGC